AGCTCCGATGCAGATGACGTCGAAATGGGTGTAGCCAAGATCTCTATACCCATCAGCGTCGAAATCTCTGTGCGGGATCAAAAGATCGCTCACAAATGTGAGAACCACTGGAGCAGGACGAATTAGGCTTCCGGAGAGCTCTATTCTCATTGTTATGCACCGCCAGGAAGTGAACCATCCAAACGGACGATATAAGGAACCATGACAGTCGGCTGAATATTTTCGTGCCCGTTATTACTTCCCTGAGAGTTAGTTCCTGGTGCCTCGGCAGGAATACTATGTCCGTGTCCAGCATGGGTGTCGGTGGAGTTATCTGACCAGGCTGTAGTACCGCCAGTTCCCCAAAGGAACGAAGGAATATCGCCACTAGAACCATTTGTCATGAAACCCTTACCAGTCCGAGACAAATGTGCATGTGCTCCACCTGTACCCACAGAGCCACCATGGCTATGCGAATTGACCGTATGTCCATGAGAAGCGAGTTCAGCGACTGTAAGGACGTGCGTTTCTTGCCCCGTTTTAGATGCCAGGACGATTGCCGCTGCGCGAGTCATACGATTAGCGCGCGCACCACTGGGCATCTGATCCATTCCGGCCGGGACTACTCCTCTGAGATCTGGAACACGGAAATTACCAGCACCAGGATCGCTGGCGCCGTCAAAAGTTTTCCAAGCCGCGGCGATATGTGCGGCCGCAAGTGGATGATCTGCGGTTACGTAAACTGCTCCGTTTGCCCACACCCAAGTTCCATACGTGGCCGCATCAGGAAGAGCCGATCCGGGCCAAAGTTTCACCTCTCCAGGAATTGAAGCAAGACCAGGAGGACCTGCTGGACCTGTTGGGCCTGCCGGGCCCGCAACAGAGCCAATATTTTCTTCAGATCCATCATGATGAACAATGATCAGATCTCCAGATTCAACTCTTGCATCGACAACAGAAGCCGCTTCAATTTCTAGCATTCTTGCTGCTGTTAGACCAGTGACTGTAGCCATTTCACCTCCTTAACCTCAAACGCCTGTATTTGTAGATGAAATTGAATATGTAGTCGGGTTTAAGTAAATACCGTCTACGCCGTCGATCTCGAAAGAAGTACTGTCAACCATAGTGATATAAGTGTCTGATTCATCAATAGCTGACCAAAGACCGCTACCGTGATCGACGATGACCAGTGCTCCCAGATACCCATAAAGCTCAGCTACTTCTTGGATTGTTGGAAGGTGAGGGGTAACAGTTCCCGATTTTGGTCCGTAAAGCATGTCCTCCAGCAATCTCAAAATTGCGGAAGGAGTTTTTCTTGAATCGATAGAGATATGAAGTGTTGGTCTAAAACCTTGAATTTTTGCAGGTGGTATACCACTCAAAGACCAACTAAACTCTGTTGGTTCAGCTCCTGAATCTTTAAGAGTGGTATATGTATACGAATCAGGATTAGCAAAAATATTATAAAGGATGTGAATTTTGTATCCAGCTTCCACACCTTTAATAGGATCGCCGATCAAAGTTCTATACGATAAACTAAAACTTTTAGGTGCCTGATTGTAATAATCTAATCCATCAGATTCTGGGGCGACATGAGCAATACCATTAACCTCGTCGAATTCGTCAGGATATGTATACGCTTTTAGTTTTCCAGAAAAATCTCCGGGAACCAAAGTTTGCAAATACTTAACCCCGTCAAGATGAAACTCTTTTACTTCGATGTCAGAGTCTTCTTCTACGCTGGTAAGTCCACTCCACGGTACTACAGTTCCATCATTGAGATACAGCACTCCTCGATCGATACCGGTCTCGTAAACTCTGGCGTCCGGTTCATCCCAAACAATACGTGCCATGTCACCTCCTTTCTAACCTTTAGTTCCAAGTTGTTGTCTTCGCTGGGCATTGAGTTCACGATTTCGTCGGGCAATCTCTGCTCGACTCATCTTCTGAGGCTTGGCCTGCTTAACGTTACAAATCCGAATCAATGTGAACAATCGATTGAGATGCCAAGTCTCACACTCAAATGGAATCTGAAAAACCGTCATCCAATAGTAAATAAGCTCAGCTGTAATAACATCTCGACTCTTTGGGGCGCCGGGGGGTTCGTTGAACCACGTTGCCGTCATCTTAGCATCGATGTAATTGTTAATATCTGTGATGTTTTCTTCAGAAAGCTTAGAAAAAACCTCTTCTGGTACATTTGGCGTCAAAGTCATAGCTTTTATATAACCTACAATTTCTTCAGTTGACTTTTCCACGTTTCCTAGAAACGGTTTTTCGTATTTCGACTCCCATTTTGACAGTGAGATCAGAGAATGCTCTAGTTCCAATGTCACATCGCCTTTAGTAACGAATTCTCTAGTTTCTTCGTTAAAGTATTCGACACCCGGAACAGTAATTTCGAGCATCCCCTGACCTCCTGTCTAAACGATCTATTAATAGTCGAACGTCCAGTCGTCGTCGCCATCGATCACGTAACCAGGCATAGCGTTCGCCGTGACTTCCGACGTCTGACCAGGCGACATAGCTGGCTGAGCACCAGGCGACTTGTTGACACCGTTGATCTTCCACTGCACACCGGTGACGGTCGGAAGAGTAACAACATGTGTGCCAGCATTGTAAGTCGGCTGATTTGCAGCGACGCCAGTGTCAACAGTGGTGAAGGCGCCTGCGAAGAAGGCGATCACTTCATCCGGAGTCGGCAGACGAGCATCTCCGCCAGCGTCTCCGTACAGCTCGTTCTCAAGAGCGGTCAGATCGGCTGGATCGACCTTAGTCGAATCGATCACAATCAGAGAAGTTGGCTTCATACCAGTGACGGCTACTGGGATAGTCGTAATCTCCCAGCTAAACGCGATGGCCTCTGGAGAATCGTTAATCGTAGCATAGGCCTTCTCCGAAGGAGCCGCGAGAGCGCCATAAACGAGATGAAGTTTATAACCATGATCAGCGCCTTCGAGGTCATTACCTACTCGAGTACGATAGGACAGACCAAAAGACTTTCGACTCTGCTGACCAACTGAAACACCAGCTGCTGGAACCACTGTTCCATCACATTCTGCGAACTCATCGGGATAAGTAAACGCTTCGATAGTTGCGCCAAACTCTTCCGCAGACACTAGATAAAGGTACTTAATGTTGTCTGCGTACTGCGGTGTAGTCTCTGCACCAGATGGTGACTCGGTAACGGTCGTAAGTCCGTTCCACGCAATTCCCGTATCGTAAACTCCCGTTTCGTCGGGAAGGTAGAGGACTCCGTGATCTACACCCGTTTCATACAGTCGTTCACCCACTTCGTCCCATGTAAGGGGTGCCATTTGTTTCCTTTCATTTAGAAAAAGACGATATAAACGTCATGATTCAGATTATCGGCTGTATAAAACCGATTGAACAAAGTCATCGGCATCGCAGCCACTTTAGACGGAATCTCACTATCAGGATCCCGATCGATAACTGTAACTTGATATCTCAACCTATGATTATATGGAATGTCATCTGCAAATTTAGTCTCTGCGAAATCTCGTTTGTAAATAATACAAGGATATGCAATCTCTATGTTAGTTGGAGGCTGAAAATATACATTCTCTACAAACGTTTCAAGGATTTGGTGTAGTTCCAGGCGTGGGGCCATTATACACCTCCCCTAACCTTAAGATGAGACGGGGGCGTTGCACTTCGACATTCGAAACCGTCCACAAAGCCCCCGCCCATTCCACATAACGGATGGCAAAGATATGATCATAGGCATATGCATCGGCTACAATACTTATCAAATTTTGAACACTAAGATCAGGGTTGAGGTTCTCTCCTTCGCGAAGAGTTCTAGTACTTTGAATAACGTCTCCAAAATACTCTCGCTCAACAACATTATCTACAAATACACCAGGAGCTGTTTCTCTAGCTGCTCCGTAACCAACACGACCTGAATACCTTGCCATGGGAAACCTACCTTATGCTTCGTTCGTGAAAGTCCACTCGTCTTCCTGGTTGCTCTCGAAGTAGTAACCAGTAGTCGGTGTAGCCTCGACGGTGAGCGATGCGCCCTCAGCCAGAGTGACTGGAGAACCAGTAGTAAGCGTTGCGCCAGTCGACTTGTTCTTATAGACGACACCAGTCACGGTCGGAACCGTCACAGTCGCGCCATCGAAGTCAGGCATAGCAGGTATAGCCTCGGTGCCGCCAGTTGCTGCTCTCATGACAACAAGCGCCGACCGGATCTTCGTCAAAGCACCAGAAACACGAGTCTCATACAGGTACTTGTACTGGTTGTAGTCGATGTCGAAATCGTCGAAGAAATTGACCTCGCCACCCTTATCCGCGCCAACCGTATAGTCCTTCAGGTTAACGATGATACCAAGGAGATTCTGCTCACTCTCCATGGCCTCGACCGTGACGATGTTCGAAACACCCATCTCAGAAGCAAGCTCCTGAACGGTCTTCCACATTCGATGATCGTCTTGATCCCGAGCCAGCAACAGAGATGTAAGGACGGGAAGAGTCGTATAGAACGTTGGCGAACCCGAACCCTTGTAGAACCGACCAGCAGAAACGATCGCATCGACGACGTCGATCGGAGGTGCTGTGTCGTCAACAGTCACAGTTGCTGCATAGAGATCGTGGTCATGAAGAATAGACCGGATTCCTACACCATCAGTCGCGCCTGCAGGATCCTTGATCTTGTCGTCGTCATCAACGTCACGACCATCGCCGATAAGAATCGCGCGAGCGATCTCTTCGTCGAGCATAAGCCGCATTTCGCCCTTGAGCCACAGGACGATATCGAAATCTGTAATATCGACGACGTCATCACGATCTAGCTTCTGCTTCTTATAGATCGTGCTTGGTGCCGTGGTCCGCTTCGAAACGCCGAACCACTCTTCCTTCTTAAAGCTACCCTTGATGTAGCCGCGTGCGCGAGCCTCATCGAAGGTAATATCC